TTCAGCCGATAACGCTAACTGGTATGTCATGTGGAATGAACATGTCAAGTTTAGCTCGACTGGTATCACTGGTACGTAATAGTTAGGAGAGAATAAATGGCAATTTCAAGAATGCAATTGGTCAAAGAACTCGAACCTGGCTTGAACGCTCTGTTCGGATTAGAGTATGACCGATACGAAAACCAGCACACAGAAATTTTCGATTCTGAAAGTTCTGATCGTGCATTCGAGGAAGAAGTAATGTTAGGTGGGTTTGGTAATGCAGAAGTAAAACCGGAAGGATCTGGTGTTGTATATGAATCAGCACAAGAAACTTTCACTGCTCGCTACACTCACGAAACTATTGCTTTAGCTTTCTCATTAACTGAAGAAGCTGTAGAGGATAACCTTTACGACAAAATCAGCACTCGATACACAAAAGCATTGGCACGTTCAATGGCAAACACTAAGCAAATAAAAGCTGCTAACGTTCTTAACAGAGCGTTTAACAGTTCTTATCTTGGTGGTGACGATAAGGAGCTTTGCGCTACTGATCACACTACTATGGCTGGTGACCAAAAGAACGAATTGTCAACTGCTGCTGACTTGAACGAAACTTCGCTCGAGCAAGCAATGATCGACATCGCTGGTATGAAGGACGAAAGAGGAATGAAAATTGCTCTTCGTGGAATGAAAATGATCATTCCTGTAAATCTTCAATTTACAGCTGAAAGGTTGATGAAATCTGAAGGTAGAGTAGGAACTGCTGACAATGATATCAATGCAATCAAATCTATGGGTATGGTTCCTCAAGGTTATAGAGTGAACAACTACCTAACAGACACAGATTCTTGGTACATTATTACAGATGTCCCTAATGGGATGAAACACTTTAACAGAGCTCCTCTTACAACTAAGATGGAAGGGGACTTTGATACTGGCAACGTTAGATACAAAGCTAGAGAAAGATACGTTTTTGGCGTATCCGACTATAGAGGTATCTTCGGAGTTCAAGGAGCGTAAGCTAATAATTAGAGATGAGGCGGCCATAAAACCGCCTCATTTCGACTATAAAGATAGAAATTCCTTATGAAAAACTTCAGAATACAAATTCGATATCATGGCTATTATGCGAACTTTAATGTTACGTGTGAAGATAGTGCCATAGGTATTGAAAAATCAATCCTTGACAAACTGGGAAAAAATGAGGTAAAACTGGAGAAAGATGGATTTACGAGAAAAGATCGTAAATGGATAACCTATGAGGAGGTTAACAATGACCGAAGACCTATACACTACAAAGAGGTCCTTGGAACTAGAGTGGCAACAAGAGCATCTGAAGGACGGGAAGCATAATATCAGGATGATCGAAATTAATAGAAAAATCCAGGATATTATTAAAGAGATCATTGCCAAAGAGTTTGAAGAACAAACGCTACAGACCAAAGTAAACGAGGCCAAGGCCGAAGTATCGATAGCCACTTAAGCGCTATCAAAAATCATACATTTCTGTAGGGATACCTTGCGCTGAACGCAAATCTGCGCTATAGATTAATTACTATACAATTATTTAATGAATCTAGACGCGTATAGTCGACGGCCTAGAGACTAGATTCACAAACTAGGAGGATTATAATTATGGCAAATACAACGTTTTCGGGACCAGTAAGATCATTAAATGGTTTTATTAGTTTCGGACCTAAAGCAGTTGTTAGCTTAACCGCTGACACAACTTTAACAGTCGCTTCTCATGCAGGTAGAGTTTTAACTTGTAATGATGCAGATGGTAAATTTACATTACCATCAATTACATCTGGTAGTTCATCAGCTGTATCTGGAACCAACGATTACAATGTCGCAAGTAATCTTGGAACTACTTATTTATTTTGGGTAGAAACTTTAGCAACAGATATGGATATCTTAACAGACGGAACCGATAAATTTTACGGTGCTGTCTTTACTGGTATTGACAGTGAAGAAACTGGAGAAACATTCGCGGCTAATGCATCAAGTAATGATGTCATGACGCTTAATGGTACTACAACAGGTGGTATCGTTGGTAGTTGGGTAGAAGTTACTGCAATAGCGAGCGCTAAGTACTTTGTTAGAGGTAGTTTAATAGGATCAGGAACTATCGCAACACCGTTTGCTGACGCGTAATAAATAAAATAATGTGAGCTCCTTCGGGAGCTCACGACTAAGGAGATAAAATTATGGCAGGATATGATGTAGATGTAAAAACAACGCACCTTACAGCTTCCGGCGATGTATTCGCAGGACCCGCTAGGGTTCTAGGAGTTTATTATTGTAGTGAGGCAGCTTTAGGTACTATTGAAATTAGAGATGGTGCTGTTGATGCAACTGTTCTCGCTATATTCGATGTACCAATAGGATCAGGAACAGCAGGTGAGCCTGTGGTTTATCAAATAGATGTTCCAGGTAATGGAATCTATTGTCCTAATGGTGCTTATGCTAAACTTACTGGTGGCGTAGATAAAGTTACAGTCTTCTACGGTTAGGAGGATTTGTGGCTAACACGCTTTCTCATTCTTATACATTCGATAAAACTCTTCCGATTGATGAAATTGTAGAAGAATCTTATGAGCGTATCGGAATTATAAATGTTTCTGGTTATCAATTAAAAACAGCCAAACGATCTTTAAATCTTTTATTTTCTGAATGGAGTAATAGAGGACTTCATTATTGGGAAATAGCTAATCAAGGTTTTACTTTAGTAGATGGAACGAATGTCTATACATCGTATAGATCTCCATCTGATGGAGCTTCTAACGGATTAACAACGACTTTATCTGCGGGCATTAATGCATCTGTTACAGATATTCCCTTAACAAGTGTCACGGATATGCCTGGCGCTGATCAAGGTGGAGGAACAATTACCGTTAACTCTGAAACAATTAGATATACAGGAAAATCTGCAGCAACAGGAGCAGCGAATCTTACTGGAGGAGTTCGTGGATCTAATGGTACAACTGCAGCCACTCATTCAAGTGCCGATGCGGTCACTCAGCATGCAACTGGAATGGATAACATATTAGAAGTTAATTACAGAATAACTTCTACAAGTATTGATTCACCTATGACTGAGGTAAGTCGATCCCAGTATCAAGGATATTCTAATAAAGCGGCAAAAGGAACCCCGACTTCTTTTTTTATTCAAAGATTTATTGATCGAACAACTTTGACTTTATATTTAACTCCCGGCTCAGCGGAAGATGGAAATAAATTAAATTTATATTATGTACGAAGAATTCAGGATGCAGGTGCTTATACAAATGCAAGTAATGTACCTTACCGATTTGCTCCTTGCATGACAGCAGGATTATCATTTTATTTATCACAGAAAAATGCACCACAACGATCACAAGAATTAAAACTTTATTATGAGGATGAATTGGCTAGAGCCATAAAAGAGGACGCTGATATTACAAGTACTTATATTGCACCTAAGGTTTACTATCCTAACGCTTAATTATGACTACTTTTGCTTCAGGAAAACATGCACTTGCTATTTCAGATAGATCTGGATTAGCTTTTCCTTATCTGGAAATGGTAAGGGAATGGAACGGCGCGTGGGTTCATTTTTCAGAATTTGAACCTAAACAACCTCAATTGGAACCTAAACCTACAAGTGGGGACCCTCAAGCTTTACAAAGAGCAAGACCTGCAAGAGTAGCTTTGCCTACACCTGCTGTTTTAAATGATAATCCTTTTACAACTGAAGTAGGGACTACAGTTATTGTAACAGAAAATAGACATCAACGATCTACAAATGATGCTGTGAGATTTTATCAAGTTAAAGATCCAGTAGGAGGCGTAGCCGTATCTACTTTTGAATTAAGTACAACTTTGAATGGGGATATTACTTCGAGTGTAACCACTATTACTTTAACAGATGCATCCGAGTTTCCTACTTCGGGTTACTTTGTAATTGAATCCATTAATTCTACAACCGGCGCAGTTAACAATGAAACTGTACAATATACCGGCAAGTCAACTAATGACTTAACAGGATGTACTCGAGGAACCGCGGCTCCATCTTATGGAGAAACTCCGACCTCAACAACAGCCAATGCCCATTCAAGTGGTGCAAAAGTTTATGGATCCTATATAATTACTACGATTGACAGTACTATTCCTTATGCAGGCCAACCTTCAACGTTGCCCGTAAGTGATAGTTTTAGTTTTACTTTAGCAAACGCTGCGACTAGTATAGCAACAGGAGGAGGTTTTTTCGTTTTCGGCGGACCCGTAAACGATAGATCATAATGTTTAAATTTATTAAAAAATTATTTGGTAAAAAAGAAGTTCCTGTCGTAGCACCTTCTAAACCA